TATGAATTTTTCCCAAGAGATAAAATCTCTCAGTTGCCAAGTTCTTTGTTTCAATTCATTCATCACCGATTCTAAGACAGACACACATTCTTCATGGTATACTTTTTTCTCTAACATCTTAATCAAATCATCATCGCCTTCTAAGTAGGCACCAATATCTGATTTCAATACAAACTGAAATGGTTGCCAACCACGAGTTTCTAATTCGTCTTGGTCTAATCTGCCATTGTAATAATCAATCTTAATTTTACGCAAACGCAGATAATCAAAGTGTGCCTTCTTGGCCGCAATCTTGTGTTTGGTTAAAATGGAGAGATACTTGTTGTGTAGAATAGGAATACGAAGCAGTTCTTTGCCAGGTTCTGTCTGGTCCATTTCTGCATCTTTTTCCCAATACTTTAATACTTGTTCTAGATTTTCCATAATATTTTCAATAGTTTAACACCAATTTCCTATATTAACACACTTGGTGTTAAATGGCAAGACTTTGTGTTACTTAAACTGGTATAAATTTAAACTCATCATATACAAATGTGGCATCTGCCGTAATGATATCATCAGCCGACATTCTTGTATCAAAGTTAATATCCGATAATGAAACCGGAAATACATTGGTAAACTGAACCCGAATTACGGGATTGTTTAGATTGTTCAGTACCGTTAAAGTGGCATCTGAATATTGTTTCTTGTCTTGTTTACTATACTCATTTTGTAATGCCGTTTTTAGATTTCGTTCATCGGTACCGTCTGGTGATGCAAAGGAACGAAACCAATCATATAGATTTTGCCATGATACTACCGCTTCATCTACCAAGAAATTAACATTCAAACTATTGTAGGTTATTTGGTTACCAGGCGAGTATACAGTCAGACTTGGAAAGTTGATTGGGGCCTGTCCTACGCTGACTCCGGGTATGTTTACAGACTGGCAGAAGTATGTGGCGGCACCTATTCTATCAAAGGTTAAAAGATACTTTGTAGGTTGAAGTAGATTGGTGTTCTGAGGAGTTCTTGATAATACGGACATAGTATTTCTCTAAAAAGATATACAGGTATTTAGGTCGAAAAAAAAGAGACCACCGAAGTGGTCTCTCTAAAGGTCCTTCTTAATGAGGACTTTTTGATTACATCAAGTTTTTGACACCAAAAATACGATAGTATTTGTTGGTACGAGCATTCAAACCACCCAAGCCAGCGCCTAGACCTTCTGCGAATGGGTTTGATACCATTCCATAACGTGTCTTGAAGCCAATCTTTGGTTGGAATGTATACTGGTCTACGGCACGAACCATCTGTAATGGAACGTATGGGCAGTAGAACAAACCAGCATCGTATGGGCTAGAACCCTTATAACCGATAGTTACGAGTTCTTGGTTGCTTGTGTATCCACCGAAGTATGGGTCAATGTAGACCTTGATACGACCATGTAACAAACCAGCAAATGTGTTGCCTGTGTCATCTACTTGCAAGTCAGCTTGGAGAGCAGGTGTATACTGAAGAACACCAGCCATTGCCATAGCAGAAGCAACGTCAGAAGAAACAATTAACACGTTACCTTTTCCACGGCGAGTTTGCTTAGCGATTACGTTAGCATCACGCTCGATTTGGAAAATTAGACCTTTGAAACGCTCAACTGACCAACGGCCGTTAGAGTCTGTATCTAAGTCAAAGAAACCTGCTGTTGTTGTACCATACTGAGCACCTGGAACGGCAACAGTATAGATGGTACGGATAACTTCACGGTTGATTTCAGCGAGAACTTCTGTAGACAGAATGTTAGACAATTCTGTTTCAGCATCAAGACCATGAATTGCTTTCAAGTCTTGTGCAAGTTCTAAAGAATACTCAGCTTTCAAAGCACGGCTTTGAGCAGTTACAGTAACTTTCTCAATAGAGAATGCCATCTGTCCAAATGCTGTATTGCCGTCAGAACCAAGGTATTCAGCAGTAGCTGTTGGGATTGCAATACCAGTTGTATAGCTGTTAGCAGCCAAAGTTGCAGACACAACAGGGTTTGTACCTGTGTCTGTTGCAGTTGTACCGGCGAAACCGTATGGGTTACCAGCAGAACCTTTACCAGAGAACATTGTGTTGGCTTCGTTAAAGAATGCCTCGTCACCACCTTGGTTAACATACTTAGCACGCATTGCAAAAATCAAACCGGTAGGACCAGTCATTGGCTGAACGCCAGCAACGTCATAAGCGATAAGATTTGGGAGAGCACGGCGAACCAAAGAAATCAAGATTGGGTCAAAGTTTTGAACACCACCAGTTACGTTTGTAGGACCTGGATCAGCTTCGTTCAAAGCAATACGGTCTTGACGCATAGCTTGTTGTTGGTTTTCCAAAACAAGTGCTGTAACAGCTTTCTTGTATGGGTCTTTAATGGCTTCTAATTCTGGATGCTCCAGAACAGGCTGCCATTTCTTTTGTAGTTCTTCTGTCAAATACATTTTTTATTCCTTTTTATATGTATTGTTAGGTTAATTACTTAACCATGGTTTGTGAAATGGTTTTTGCGTAGATACTAATGGAAGGATCATCAGAGATTACTTTCTCTTTCTTTTCTTCTTCTACTAATACCTCGTCTAAAGCAGATGAATCAGCAACTTTAACATCAGCCTTGAAATATGATTCTTTCAATGTTGATAGTTTGGTAGCAAATTCTTCATCAGTAGTGAACTCCACACCTTCTGCGAGTGATTTCAGTTTTTCTACTTGAGTCTGCGTAAGGCCTTCACAAGCTGCGTAAATAGCCTCAAACTTTTTGTGCTCATTGAGTTCTTTTTTCATCTCAATAGCAGATTTGATTTGTTCGTTGTAAGCTTCTTCAAGTTCTTCAACTTTAGAAGTGAGTTCTTCAACAACATCTACCTTGTCGGTAGGAATGTCAATGTAATGCTCTTCAAACAAACCTTTTAATCCTGTAATAAAATCTTCAACGATTTCGGCACGGAGACCTTTTTCGATGGCGATTTCGTTGTCTTTGACCCATTCTTCAACCATGTAGTTGAGATAGTCATCAACTTTAGCAGCCAAATCTTCTTTAACTTCTTCGATGGCAGCTTCAAACTGATCCATCAATTCAGCTTCGGCTTCAGCAATAACTTCTTCAGCACGAGCGATAACGGCAGCTTCAAAAATGGTAGATGCTTTCTGAACAAATTCTTCAGAGAGATTTTCGCCTGTGAACAGAGCGTCCATATCTTCTTTCATTTTTTCTTTCATCTTCATTTTTTTCATCATTGCCTTATCTTCTTTTTCATCTTCGTGACCTTCGTCTTTTTCTTCGGCGACTACTTCTTCGTCAGATTCGGTTTCTTCGTATTGTTGAACACCTACAGAACCTTTGTTTAAAGGCATTTGGTTTTTGCCAGTCTTGCCTTCAGGTTGCTCAATTGCAACACCGTCAGATTCTTGTGGTTGACCTTTGAGTTTCTTCATTGGCTCGGAACCAACAGGTGGTTTTGCACCAGGAGCAGTTGCTGTTGGTGTGCCTTTTGTGTAGTCAGGATTTGCATCGGTGGTTTTGAGTGGTGTGTGACCAACATCTTCTTCACCGGTGCCATAGGCTACATCGCCAGATAATTTGGCTGGTTTATCTTGGCCACTTTGTTTACCAGAAACATTACCCGAAAGAATGTCTTTAGCGGCTTCGGACAGATTAAATTTTCCCATTTTGAAAATCTCCTTGATTTATATTGGATATTTATATTTAAAGTTTTTTGACGAGTGATTCCCAAATGCGTAGACTTACTTCTTCAATTTCCTGTTGCGAAGCACGCTTGATTTGCTGCTTGGCTTCAGAGTATTGTTGTTCTGTCCATACACCGTTGACCAACACCCATTCTTTGCCTTCCATGATACCTTGAACGAAAGCATTTGGAGCAGAGGGGTCTGCTACAATATCCGCCGCTGTGGCTAGATGAAAATCATCTTGAACAATGTTTACACCATTAACATTTTTAAGAGAACCCATACCACGGGAGGACACACCAATCTGTGCACCACCTTCGATAAGACTCTTAACAATGTTTCCCATAGGGGTGTCAAGAATTTTTGCTTTGCCTATCCAATCATTACCTTCTTGGCGGAGACCCACAACCATGTGTGAAACTCTGTCAAGATTGATAGATGGGGTGTCTGGATGACCCAGCTCACCAAAGGCACGATTTTTATTAATATATTGTTCTGTATATCTTTGCACTTCTTTGGCCATGGTCTCTTTGAGATATTTACGGCCATTACGGTTTACCACTTCTGCTTGGAGAAATGGACCTTCAATGTAAAGATTTCTCTTGCCGTCTTTATCTTCAGCAAGATATTGTAGTGTTTCGGTGACTTCTGTAATTAACTTCATTATAGTCCCATTGCCTTTCGTTTTCTTAAAGACATTTGCCGTTTTCTGAGCGCCTGCCTCATCTTACCTCTTCGTTTAAACTTGGAACGTCTGGCTGCCATCTTACGGCGCCTACGTTCTTGTGGTGACATTCTTGTTAACTTACCACCACGAATTGTAAAACCTGGTACTGCCGACTTCTTAACTCTCCGTTGTATCTTTCCTTTACGGAATCTTACACGAATAAGTTGTGTTCTACCCATTCTTTGTATGTTGCCTTCTGCTAGTTCTTCTTCAAACTCAACATCAGGAAACATCTCAGCTGCAATACACAACTTAACTTGGTTTAATCTTTCATTAACCAAGTCTTGTATGCGTTGATTCAAAACCTCTTTTGCTTCAACTATTTTATCCTGTAATAGTTTAGAAACAAAATCTTTCATTACGGTGTTACACCATAAGGAGGATAGTTAAATGCAGCAGGATCAGTAAACTGACCAGAACTATAGAATCGATTGTCTTTATGCAACTCAATAATTAATGTATAAGATGCATTAGCGGTTGTACCAACGGTCGTAATTGTTACGTTACCTGTAGGACCCACAGCATTGTTTGGTATTGCAGGTAATTGATATTGTGGATTTGTATCACCAGCACCAACACCTAAAGCATAAATTGTGGCATCACTTGTAGTACCTTGCCATTTTAATTGTAGATGGCCAACTTCTGCATCAACATTATAGAGAACACGAGAAATTGTAAATGCTGAATTAGCAAAACCAGGAGCAGTTGTGTTACCTGCCTGATATGGTAAATTGTTGGCATTCAAAGCACCAGACAAAGCTCGTGGATCAATAACAACTGTTAGAGCTTCATTTCCGCCAGCGGTATCAAAAATACCAACCCGTTTAATAACGGTGCGTTTTGTTGTGTCAACTAAAATTTGTGTGCTATTTGATGTTGCCATTTTTTTGTCCTAGTTAATTTTCTGTTTCTTCGTCCATGCTACCCGTTGAGGACCATTGCATGGCCGTATATGGAACGGTTACATATTTATTAATCTTATCCACATAGTAAAGTGCCACTCTCTGATTATTTGGAAATTGACGAATTGATTTACGTTTCATAATCAAAACAGCAGGAGGATCCATAGGTGCACCATGGTCTTCCTTTTCGTTCAAAGAGCGGAGTTCTTTAAGTGTTTTCAACTGGTGTTTCCTGTTCTACTTCTTCTGGTTGTTTAATTAGATTCATCGCAATCTCTTGCTTCTTCATATCGATATGACCCATTACACGGTCATGAATATCAGCATATAATGCATCACGCATTTCTTTAGCATTATCTTGTGCTGCGTAGTCTATAATTTGTCTTGTATCTGCCATTTTATCTCCAATTTAAATATTTATAATATCTGTTTCAATTTAACAAATGTTCCTACTGACTTCTGTTCTTGTTGCGCACCCATATCTTGAGCTTGCTGTAATTCAGATTGATGTGTTGCCAAAGCGGCTTGTTGGTCTGCCTGAACATCACCTACCATCTGTGCTTGTGCCACATCATTTGTAACACCAACCGGCAATCCAAGACCCATTTCTTTTTCTTCATCAATCTCACTTTGCATTTCTTTAATCTGGTCATCTGTCAAACGCAATACATTACGTTGAATCCATGCTTGTGAGAAGTAACGACCAGTATATGGGTCTACGGCTGACAAAAGAGATAATCTTTCTCTCATCAACTCAGCATCTTTAAGTTCACTAAAGTTATTGTCTTTAATGAAGTCATAATAGATGTGTTCTTTAAACTGGTCCCACTCATCAGCGGTACATATACCTTTTAATACACATTGCACACGGAGTGCCTGATTAAAGATATCAGAAAACTTGTTACGCAAACGGTCAACAAACTTTGCAAACTTTAATTCATCTCGTGTAACTTCTGCAACACGACCAATAGAGAAACCTTGATTAGGTTCTAAACGTGAGATAGGTACACTTAATGAGTTATATAATTTCTTTTGAAAGTATTTAACATCTTCTAACTCACCTAAGTTTTGACCACCAGGTAATGTAGTAATCTCAGTACCTTTACCACCTTCACGGCGTGGTAACCAAAAATCTTCCATCATTGACAAGAATTTACGGTCATCACGAACTTCACCTGTCTGTGCATCGTAGACAAGTTTGTTTTTATACTTGACCATAATATCACGAAGATATTGTTCGGCTTTTAACTTAGGCAAATTACCTACGTCAATGTAAAAAATACGGCGTTCAGGTGCT